CACCTTTACTACTATATCTATATAGGTCGATAGGTGTAGGATTTTTCATATCTACTATCATATTGTCTCTATTCATTTAGTACCTACTATTTTAGCTTCTACTATTTAACTTTCTACAAAATTCGTATCTACTATTTATCATATCTAGATACGAAGTTAATAGATGAGTTTAAGTAGATAGGGCAGATATCTCTACCTGCCCCGTTCTACTAGGTGACTACTTCTTTATGTTAAGGTCTACCTTTCTTATCTTCTCTACGCCATCGGGTAGGTTGTCGTTCCAGTCTTCAAGGTATACTTCTACAACTTCTAAGAAGTTACGCCATGATGTGTAGACCTCTTGAGGTGCATACTGCAATTTACCTACTCTCTGTGTAGCTACACCTAACACAGACGCCATTAGGTCAGCTTCATCTTTACCAATAGAATTGACCAATCTCCTATACTGTTCACCTGTTAGTTTCTTACTCATGATATTTCTATCTCCTTTTTTGCTCTCTACACCCGATTTAGTAGATAAATGAGCGTTTTGAGCGTTTTGTTGTTTTTTTGATATTTTCACGCCAGATAGTACAAATAAAATAGTCAATAAAAAATATTGTTTATTAACTTTATTATGTGTAAATTCAGCGTTTTTGAGTGATAATGAGATTCAATCTCATTAAGATGGTATGTTATTTGCTAATGAGACTCATTCTCAATAAGCGTATACGATATTTGATACTGAGACTCATTCTCAATAAGGGATTATTACTTATTGCTATTGAGATTCAATCTCAATAACTATGGAACTAGGATTCCACTTTTCGAACGAAGATTCGAAATTTCGAACGAGAAAAGACCTACCCCCCTATCGCGCGAATAAGGCTCACACACAATCTGGGGCTATTTTTTTAGGAATATGAGTTTAATTTACTTGTAAATAGCTCTATATCTATCATTTCGAGCGTATCTGCGTTCTGGAGTCTACTCACTATCTCTGCTAACTCACCTATTGTTTTGCTAGTTGGTTCTAAAATATCCAGTATTTTTAGATTATATGCTAATTCTATGGCTTTATTGATATTAACTAGTGTACTCTCTTCACTATATTCTTCACTTAAAGCCCTATCGAACTTAGTTTTCATTTTTTTCAACCTTTTTGTTGATTGAATCTAGTAATGAAAAGTTAAGTAAAGCAAGTGTTTTTGAAATATATTGTAAATTTTATTTGAAGTAAGGGTGTTGTTTGCTCAGGATTGTATTTATTTGGCGATATTTGGTGGTTTCTTGGATATCAAGTAAAAAACACGAGTATATCTATGGATTTAGCGGATTTTGTCTAATTTAAGCGAATTTGCCCTTGTTTTTGTATCTATCACATAATATAGGTAGTTTAATATTTCGTGTTCTGCCTCATTTCCACGAACTCCTGCTGTATATGTGACCTTTTCTATCTCATACCCTACGTTCTTAACGTCCTGTATCTCTTCCCACTTTGCTTCCTTGAATAGTTTTTCTATGTCTATCTCGTCTTGAGGTAGTAGAAGGACTGCCATTAAAAATCTTTTCGTAGTTATCTTGATACCGTTTGATATCTGATGTCCTATCCTTGTCGCCTTTGCCATTCATTTTTTCTTTCTTTTAATATTACGTTAGTAATATATTTTCTTTCTTTTACTTAGTAAACTTAGTATACTTCGGGTTTCGAACCCTATTAATTTAATAACAAAACCTAGGGTTATGCAAGTATTTTATTAAAAAAGTTAAAAAGCTTGCATTATTTGTGTATATATTTATAAATTAGGCACAAGTGTATGGCTAAAATACTTAACATTGCTAGGCAGTACTGTTGTAATTGGAACGCAGGTAAGTGCGTTGGGTGTGTATTTACTAGAGAGGATAATAAATTAAAGTGCTCTGTTGTTTCTGATTTAAGCGGAAAGGATTGTTGTGTTGAAGAAGGTTGTGAATATTTCGAGACCGTTGTCATACCGGGAATAGCTGATAAAAAAATAAAGGAATCAGCTAAATTACTAAGAAAGCTATAGGAGAGTAAATGAAAATAGGTGGTCATAGATATAAGATTAACTTTGTTAATGACATGAAATTAGATGATGGTTCAACCATATTGGGTATGCATGACACAAAAAACTGTAATATAAACATAACAAGCGATATGGCTCTATCAAGGAAGAAAGAAACACTTATTCACGAAACATTGCATGTTATATTGACAAATGCAGGATTTCAAGAGCAAGATGAGCATTATATAGACACAATAGCCAATGGGTTGCTTCAGCTGGGGGTTGGAGACCTTTTATGGGAAAAAGTAGGAGATAAGTAATGAAAGCGGCATTAGCTATACTTGTAATGATATCTGGAAAGCTTTGGTTTTTTATGGAAGGTTTATTTATAATTTGCCTAGTAAAGGTGCTTAAGGGGGTAATTAAATGAAAAGAGCGATAGTTACTCCCGACAAGCACTTCCCATTTGAGGATAAAAAAGCTATAAAGGTTGTTTGTAAGGCTATTGAACTTGTAAAGCCTGATATATATGTTGACCTAGGGGATACCGGCGAATGGGAATCTGTATCTCATTGGCAATGGAAGAAGAAAAAGAGACCTCCGCTTGAATACCAACTTCCATTTGTATACAAGGAAATAGAAGCTGTAAATAAAGGGATGGATATAATTGATGCATCCTTAGATAAAGCAGGAACAAAACAACGTCATTTTATAGAGGGGAACCATGAAGACTGGCTTAATAGATTTGTTGAAGAAAATCCATACTTGGCTAAAGACATACTCGTCAAAAATGCACTCCGTCTTAATGAGCGTGGATACAAGTACCATAAAATCGGGAAGATGCTCAAAATTGGTAAGATTCATTTTTATCATGGTCATCATTTTGCAGGAATTAATCATACTCGTAACCATCTCCTTCGCCTCGGCGGTAATGTTATGTATGGTCATCATCACGATATTCAGCAAAGCTCTGTTACGCACATTGATGGGGTCAAGTCAGCGTGGTCAATAGGGTGTTTAAAGGATATGAGTGCTGAGGCTAATGAATGGCTAGGTAATAGGCAACACAATTGGCAACATGCTTTTGCTATTGTAGACTTTCATAACAATGGAAATTTTAATGTTACAGTGCATCAAATAGTAAATGGAGTAAGTACAGTAGATGGGAAGGTTTTAAGAGCAAAGTGAAGACTAGAGTAATAAAGGATAAAGAGCATATACTATATGATGATATTGATGAATTTAAAACAAATGAACCAGATACGCAATTAATAGAAGATTGGCGTGATGGTGAGGAAGGTGATTGGGTTCTGTGCGATGATGGTAAGGTCTGTATGGTCTTGAAAAGGGGCGAACTAAAGAATGGTCACAGTGATGATGTTTATAATTTTTATATAAGAACTATTATTGGTTCTTTCGTATGTCGAAAAAATATTAGCATGCAGGGAGATATGCGAAGAAATATATATTCATTTGGAGCTCAAGATAAAACAGCTTATCAAATAGTAAAAGATAGAAAGAAACCAACCAACAAGGAGTTCTTATTTGCAAAGTATGTAGCTAAAGGCGATGATATGGTAGAAGCTTTTATGAAGGTATATCCAGCAAAAAGCGAAGATTATGCAAAGCGTGAAGCTAATTTGCTAATGAGTACTAAAAGGATACAAAGTTTGATTAGAGAAGAAATAGAAAAGGTAATGAACGAGGCTGAGATAACTCCTCTGTACATACTTGAAAAAATGAAAGATATCATTGAGTCGGATGCATCTAAAGATAGTGATAAAGTATCATTGCTTAAAGAGCTTGTCTCTATTGCCGGGATGAAAGATACGGATAAAAAGTCAGAATCAGTTACTGTATTCCAAGGCTTTTCTCCCGAACAGCTTGATGCTATAAGTGGAAACAATGTAAAAGAGCTAGCAAGTGCTAAAAGGGAAATAGAAAGTTGAATCTATATGAAATATGCCTAGAGGTTTTGAAACATGCCAGCGAATCTAAAATAAACCTAGAAGATGAAATGTCTCGTGAGACAGTAGCTACTGAGATATATGACCTATTCTACGAATATCAAACATATAGCCCATATTTAGATAGTGGGTATCTAGGGGATTTAAAAGATTACTGGGATTATAAACAAGACCTAAATGAAGACGAATAAGTTAGCAGTATACGGAACACTTAGAAATGGAGAGCGAGATATCTGGAAGGTAGATGGCTATACATTAGTGTTTCCGGGACACAGGGACTACCCTGCCGCATTAATAGACAGTAGTCGTAAAGGTATGATTGTTGAGTTAATGGATGTAGATGCTGGTGACCTAATGGGTTATGATAAATATGAAAGTATAAGTACTGGTTTATATGAAAGAAGAATAGTTAATGCATATAAAGACGATAAAGAAGTTGAGGCTTGGATGTATACAATTGGCCCCGCTTTATTGCAGTATAATGGAGTATTTGAGATGGTTCCAAAACAAGATTGGTTATCCGAGGAATGTCTGAACGTAAGAAAATAAATATAAACAAAAATAACGTATCAGATAAAGAGCGTGTTCTAGAGCTGGCTAGAAAGGATATAATAGCATTTGGTCAGTTATTCTTACCAGAAGACTTTATGAAGTCCACTCCTGCCCCATATCATTATGAATTAAATAACTTATTACTAGACTCATCTAAAAAAAGAAACTGTATAATACTACCTCGTGGTCATAGTAAATCAACATTAGCTAAAACGGCATTACTACATCATTTATACTTTAACCCAGAAGGAAAGAAAGAATTTATAGCTTGGGTTGCTGAGGAGCAATCACAGGCTATTGACCATATAAAGTATATACAAAGTCACATAGAGGTTAACCCAGCTTTAAATTATTACTTTGGAGACCTTATGGGAAGTAAGTGGACTGAAAAAGAATTTACCACTAGTAAGGGAGATAGGGTCATAGCAAAGGGTACATCTCAAAGATTGCGTGGTCGTTCACAGTTAGGTCTTAGGTATACTAAGATTGTTCTCGATGACTTTGAATCTGAGCTAAATACAAAAACTCCAGATAGAAGGCGTGAGATTAAAGAATGGGTAATGTCTACTGTTGAGCCAGCCCTTGAGAACTCAGCTGATAATGAAGGCTCTATATGGTTAATTGGTACAATAGTTCATTATGATTCTTTTTTACAAAGTATATACGATGGGTACTTAGAAGCTAAGAGAGAAGATAGAAAATACGCTTGGGATGTAATATATCATAAGGCTATTAACGCTGATGGAGATGTATTGTGGCCTAGTTATTTCTCAAAAGAAAAATTAGCAGACATAAGAAGAAGGTTTGAAGATGTTGGACTTTCTCATAAGTTTGCACAAGAATATTTAAATGAGGCTAGAGATTTAGAAAATGCTAAATTTAAAACAGAAAGACTAGAGCATTATGACCATGAATTTGAAAGTAGGGATGGTTATGCATATCTTGTTAATTCAAAAGATGCTATCCCCATAAATGTATACATAGGAGTTGACCTAGCTTATGAAGCTAATGAATCTAGTGACTTTCAAGTAATAATGGTAATAGGTATAGATAGTGATAGGAATATATATGTAATAGATTATATGCGTGAACACATACCTTTATACGATATGCCAGAAGAAATATTAGAATACTCAAGAGAATACTCCCCTGTTAAGCGTGTGAATGTTGAGCATGTTGGTGCTCAAGGTATAATAAAAGACGCTGTTAATAAAATGTCTGGCTCAGAAAGAAAGGTTGCCCCCGGTATAGCATTAGGTATAAGACCTCCTACTGGTATAAAAAAAGAAGATAGACTTGAATCTTTATTGGCGCCACTTGTTAATCGTGGCAAAATGTTTATAAAAAGGAAACATCAACATCTAGTCGATGAGATGTTTCAGTTCCCAAAAGGCAGAAATGATGACGTTCTAGATGGTCTATGGTATGCTGTAAATAAAGCTAGACCACCTATAAGTAAAAGGTTTGATGCTTCTGAATTTGAGGATTATGTAGCTCCAAAAGCAGTCAAACAAGCAACAAAGCGTGTTATTTCTTGGGTAACAGGGCAAAAAATATAAAAAAGTACTTGCATTTAACATGATATGTTTATTAAATTAAAACCATAAATTTATAGGTGCATCCATTTCTAGTATAAGAGAGTTAGAAAAAGGCGAAGTTCAACATTCAGAAGTTAATAGACAACTTTGGAGAATGTGGAAAGATGCTCGTGCTGACTGGGATACAGAAGCAAGAGACTCAATAGACTTTTTTCTAGGTAACCATTACACACAAGAAGAGTCAGATGCCTTACGAGCTGTAGGGCAAGGCGACTTTGTTATAGACCGTGTATATGCGGCTATAGAAAAATTAAAATCATTATTAACATCTCGTTCACCTAAGTATAGTGCTGTTGGTAGGGAAGACTCAGATAGTAGGATATCCAATGTATGGAGAACTATTTTAGAATATATCTGGGATATATCAGACGGAGACGTTCAGTTCAAGCAAGCTGTTCATGACTACGCTACAGCAGGCATGGGGTATTTTTATGCTTATATAGACCCTGAGGCTGATTACGGTAGAGGTGAGGTTAAGTTTACATATCTTGACCCATTTCGAGTTTATATAGACCCAGCTTCTAGACATAGGTATGCTGATGATGCATCTGGTATTATAATGTCTACTATATTGACAGAAGACCAGCTTGTGAATATGTATCCACAGGTTGAGGAATATATAGAAGACTTAGAAAGTTATTACGATGAAGAAGATTACCCAGCATCTCTAAAGAGAAACACATCAAACTCATTTACTCCAGATAATGTATACGATTCTAATTTCAACAGAGTAGATAAATATAGAATACTAGAAAGGTTTACTAAAGTAAAAGTTCCTTTCTATAGAATATTCAATAAGCAAGATGGTTCTGAAAATATACTTGATGCAGATAAATACCAAGAATTTTTATCCAATGAGCAAGCTCAGTTATTAATAAAAGCTGAATTAATAGAAGTTGTAGAAGTTATACAAACAAGAATAAAGATTACTTGCACTGTTGGTGATTTACTTTTATATGAACAAATTTTAAATACTGATATATATCCGATTGTTCC